TTTGCAACAGCCGTATGATATACACGAAGATTGGATTGAGTTCTTTGACCGGAACTCAATCCACCTAAAGCGCCAGGAACGATATCATGAATACATTCTACGAAAGACCAAAGAATACTCCCAAAGAGAGGCATCACCCATCGGAGGTGATTCAGACGACTAATCATTTCTTGGTCGGCTTTGTTTGGGAAAAAATTGGATCTAAGGGAAATAAATATAGTATTACAATGTTCAATAAGGGTTTTGCTTGTAGTTGTCCGGCCTGGAAAAAATGCAAGCACATAACTGCTGTCGAGGAACAATTGGCTTATGAAGGAGATTATGCTACATGAAGAATATTAATTCGCTCAAAGAACCTACTCTGTTGGGTGTCATGGAAAATAAGGAAGATCTGTTTAGGGTCTCTAAAATGGTTGATAATATAAATCAGGATCTAATAGATTCTGGATTTGACCAATATCAATTTATTACCGTTCAAAGGGGTAAAAAACTTTATATTGAACGCAACGAAGGCCCGTAGAGGGCCTTTTTAATTATATAAATATAGTTAAAGTAGCAGATGGTGTTTATATGAAAAGTTTTAGATTCACAGAAAATATCTTGACAGAGTCCTCAAATTATGAGTTAGGAGCAGCGTATGAAACCGCTACTGCTTTGCACCTGCATAATTCTACACACTCGGAAAGAAATACATCTACTGAACATTTAGAACGCATAAAGAAGATGAAAAATCTTCATGATGAAGCCATGTCTAAATTTCCAGCCGACAAGCAAAAGGAAATTATGCAACGAGGAAAAGATTCTGCTAATGCCTATCTTAAATCTTTAAAGACTAATCATGGCATTAATCCCGAAGACGTACATGAAGTTCATCACACATATGCGGGTATTGATTCTCTTGTAGGAAAGAAAGTATCTCAACATATGAATCCACATGATGTTGCTATCAAAACAAAGAATGGTAAGCTTCATGGAGCATCTCTAAAATTCTCACCTGGTACTCTTTCTAACAATCCAACAAAAGCATTTGACAAAATGTCTGGTGAACTTGGTATTAAGACCGACACACATGGTGTTTGGGATCATCACTCCAATAAAGCCGGCCTTAGTGGTATGACTAAGAAACAAAAGAAAGAAGTAAGAGATAACCCCGAAATAAAAGATGCTAACATGGAAGCAAAGAAGCAATCAGCTTTGCACCATACAGAAGCTTGGAATAATGCTAAACACGAAGATCATAAAAGATTTTTGCAACATATTACAAAATCAGATCCGCATATTCCATATGACTACGTTGTAGGTCATAAAGGTGGAACAGCAGAACCCATCAAAGATAAACATATTCATAAATTAATTAATAATGCAAAGTCTTTAAAGGCTACCCATAATGGTACTAACTTAGTCCATATCCATGATCATGATGGTAATCATGTTATGACATTTGAACATAGACCAACACATGGATCATTTATCTCTACACAGGTAAATGCAAAATATGGTACAGGAAAGGCAAAGGCTAAGTAATGGCAACGACAAGATATTTTTCAAATACACTTTATGCAGAAGGTGTTGACATTGCCAAAGGTGTGGTGATGGACGCGTCTCAGCGTAATATATTTGGAACGAGTGGTGACGAAGAAGGCATTGTTACAACTGAATTTAGAACGCCTTGGGAGTTAGCAAGCAACTATACTTTTCCAAGCGCAGCTGCTCAGATGAGTTTAGTAAGCACCAGTGCTTCAGATACAGCAGTAACTGTTTTAATCTTGGGGTTAGATGCGCATTATAATATTATTCAAGAAACCCAAACTTTAACTGGGACAGCCCCAATTACAACAGATAATACTTATTTTAGAATTAACGATATTGTTTGTGTAGCAGGAAATGCGGTTGGTGATATAACATTAAGTGTTGGCCCTAATGTATATGCAAAGATATTGGCTGGAACTGGAAGAGACCAAAAAGCTGTTTATACTGTACCTAAAGGATACTGCTTTTTTCTTCAACGTATTGATGCTTTCTGTACAGATGCAAATGGTGGTAAAGCTGCAAGATTTAGAAACTATTTAAGATCACCCAATGGTAGAGAACTCAGAGTAGCCGATACAACATTTTTTGAGAATATGCAAATTCTTAGACAAACACCTTTTAAGTATGATGAAAAGACGGATATTGAAATGCAGCTAAGATCATTATCCGGTTCATTATCTGGATCAATATTCGCCGAAGGTATTTTAGTAAAAAATTAAAAAAGGTTGTTGACAATTGAAATTAAATCAAATATAATAAGATATGGAAAATTTTAGAACACATATAACAGAACAAAAAAACACACATATGACTCACATTGAAGACAAGGTGATCTATGGTGGTGTCAATGGTACTCGTCAGGCTATCTTAGCCCTACGGGAATTGAGAGATATGTTGAAGGGAGAACATAATGGATCTGTCAGTGTTAAGTGGGACGGAGCACCTGCCATCTTTGCTGGCATTGATCCCCGCGATGGCAATTTCTTTGTTGCTAAGAAGGGAATCTTCAATAAAGATCCTAAGGTCTACAAGTCTGATGCTGACGTGGACGCTGACACTTCTGGTGATCTTGCTGCTAAACTTAAACTTGCTCTCAAGCATCTTCCAGCTTTAGGTATCAAAGGTGTGATCCAAGGAGACTTTCTTTTTGGACCAGGTGATGTAAAGACCGAAAAGATCAAGGGAGAATCATATGTTACATTTCATCCTAATACTATCGTCTATGCGTTGCCAAGCCAGTCGGCTGGAGCTAAATCTGTTAAAACATCAAAAATTGGAATTGTCTGGCATACAACCTATACTGGTAACTCCTTCGAGACTATGCGAGCTTCGTATGGAGTTGACGTCTCCAAGCTTAAGCCAACCAGAGCTGTGTGGTCACAAGACGCAATGCTCAGGGATCTAACCAATGTTACTATGACTAAAAAGGATACAGAGTATGTTAATGAGCTTCTTTCGGAAGCTGGGTTTTTATTTAACCAGATCGCAGGGTCAACCCTTAGACGGCTTGAAAACGAGGAAGAGCTACCGCGCCTCATTGAACAATTCAGTAATAAGTATGTCCGAAAGGGACAAATTATTGGAGATTCAGAGCGACACGTATCCCTCCTCATTCGTTGGATTAGATTACGATACGCCAAGGAAATTGCCAAGCGCAAGACCGAAAAGGGAAAGGCTGGCCAAAAAAGTAAGCTAGATAAGATACTATCTTTCTTTTCTACCGAGAATAAAAAATCATTAAAATACATGTTTGACCTACAGAAAAAAATAGTACTAGCAAAACTTAAACTTATAAATACACTCAATAGACTTGGTAATGTTGATACTTTTGTAAAGACACGCAACGGATATAAAGTAACTGGGGCGGAAGGTTATGTAGCAATTGATAAAATTGGTGGTGACGCGGTGAAGATTGTTGATCGTATGGAGTTCTCATACAACAACTTTTCACCTAATATCGTAAAGGGATGGGATAAGCCAACAAGGAACTAAAATGGCCAAAGCAGATTTTAAAACTTTTTTAAATGTTGACTATACACAAACGGGTGATGGTCAATTAGCACGTAATGCTAAAAAACGCAAGATGGATACACCTACTGGCAATACAGGTGAATCTGTAGAACCTGCAGACGAAGCATTGTCGATGACCCAACGTAGATTGCGTTCTCGTACGATGAAGAAGTACGCAGCTCGATTAAAGGTAGGTCGCAAGAAAGCATCCATGAGGATTGCGGATACCAAGAGATTGGCCAAGAGAGCTCAACGTACGGCTCGTCTAGCCATGGCAAAGAAGATCACTAAGGGTATCCCCAAGTCGGAACTTACACCAGCTCGTAAACAAGAGATCGAGAAAAAACTGGATAAGATGAAGCCGCGTATTAGTCGTCTTGCCAAGAAAATGATGCCCAAGATTCGTAAGGCAGAACTAGGCAAACGGCGCAGCTGATATGATTAACAGATTTAGTCAGTTTCTCGTTGAGGAGGAAAAAACCGTTTATGTCGGCTTTGGTCGCATGAACCCTCCTACTATTGGTCATGGAAAGTTACTGGACGTATTATCTCAAAAGTCAGGTCGTAATCCATATAGAATGTTTTTATCTCAATCACAGGATAAAAATAAAAATCCTCTTATGTATAAAGACAAGGTTAAGCATGCCCGTAAGATGTTTCCTAAACATGCTCGGGCCATTATGTTTAACAATAAGGTCAGAACTGCCCTAGATGCATTAGTAAATTTATATAAAGAAGGTTTTGTTAATGTTGTGATGGTGGTTGGTTCGGACCGTATTAATGAGTTTAATGTATTGTTAAACAAATATAATGGTAAAGATTCACGCCATGGCTTCTACAATTTTAAATCAATTAAAATAGTATCGGCTGGAGAAAGAGATCCCGACTCAGAGGGCACCGAAGGCGCTTCAGCAACCAAGCAGAGACAATATGCTAAGGATAATAACTTTACATCCTTTGCACAAGGTCTACCAGCTGCTATGACTAATCCTGATGCTAAGAAATTATTTAATGCTGTGCGTAAGGGAATGGGTCTTAAAGAAGCAAAAGAATTTAAAAATCACATTCAACTAGAACCTGTTTCAGACATCCGTGAATCATATCTTAGAGATAATATCTTTAAGGAAGGTGAACAGGTCGTAATGACCAAACATGGTATTGTTGGTAATATTAAATATCTAGGCACAAATTATATTATTGTAGAATCAAAGGGAGAAACCTGGAGATGCTGGTTAGATGATGTATCCAAGGTTGATCCTAATGATGTACCTCCTGGCCATGTAGAAGCAGACTTTGGAGCCGACACAGAACAGGGCCCCTATAGAAATTTATCGGAAGCTCAGAAGTGGAAAAAAGGCGGAACTGATGGTGAGGTTCACACTCAACACAAAGGTCAGACCTGGAGAATTCGTAAGGCTTATAATGACAATGAGCGTCATGTTGGTGAATATCATATCGAAGTTAAAAAGAAGAATAAACATGGCGATCATGATTGGCATTGGCATGACACAGTTCATGGCAAAGATCATGCTAAGTCTCGTTTACCTGAAGCTTCGATGTATAAAGACAAGCCCGATTGGGGAACACCCGAGTCTACTGCTAAAGCAAAGAAGATGACTCCAGGTGAAGTTGCAGAATATGGTGGTCCTCCTATTTCTCGTAAAAAGTATCTAAAACTTGAAAGAGAACTTACTAAGGATGAACTAAAGGATAGAGAGAAGATTGCAAAGGATCTTCCTGACGCAGATTTCAAAAAGCGTTATGGCGATGAATGGATGCAGGTAAAAATGGCAACTGCAACTAAAATGGCCAAAGAGAATCAGGATCCCGACATTAAGGATAGAGAGGGTACGCAACCGGCCCGCTACCATAAGGGATTGTCTAGAGGTCAAAAGGTCAGAAGAGATCGACAATTCAAGCGACAGGCCAAAATGGATGATAATGATCCTGCAGCCTATAAGCCTGCGCCCGGTGATAAAACTACAAAGACTAAACCCTCTAAATATACTAAAATTGTTAATAAAATGTTGAATCGAGAACATAATTATGCTGACCCTGAAGATCGTATTCAAGCTCATAAAAAGTTAAAATCAAAGCATACAAAGTCTGGTAACACAAAGCTGGCAAAGATGTATGCAGCAAAAATAAAAAGAGACCAATAATGATCGGATTAAAACAATTTATAGAAGAAGGCGCAATGGCCGATAAGTCCAAGGCGTCAGGCATTTCTACCGGTACATTACGTAAGGTATATAACCGTGGTGTAGCCGCCTGGAAGACTGGTCATCGTCCCGGAACAACACCACAACAATGGGGCCATGCAAGAGTAAATGCTTTTATTGCTAAAAAGAAAAAGGGCACCCTTAACCACGATAAGGATTTAGCATAATGAAGAACCTAAAAGATATCAGAGAAGATTCTACTCGCGACCCTAGAGGTATGTCAAAACAAAGTCTCAGCCGGATTGCCAATACACCTGGCCACCCATTATCATCAACCGCTAAGGATGAATTGGCCCGCCGGAATGTTCAGCAAGAAGGTGGTATGAAACGCATTGTTACGACCCAGTCCAATAAAGCCGATCGCATGGCCGCTGGTGGCAAGAAGGGTCTAGAGACCTTTAAGAAAAGACCAGCCGCCACCGAGAAATATGATGAACCCCAGAGTCAGGCCAAGAGTATGATGTCACCTCTACAAAAATTACGTTTGGATAAAGAAAAGGCCGATCGTGATAAAGAGGGTAAACTCAAGCATAAGTCTGTTACGTCTGAAGCCGTGAACGAAGCTGCAACACCTGCTATGAAAAAAGCTGCAGATGAACTTAATTCATATGCAAAGAAAAGTGGTGGCATAGATAAAGCTGACTTTATGAAAGCAGCCAAGATGTTATCATCTGGCAAAGCAGGGATGGCTCTTATCAAGTTTGTTGATGGTCAAGATACGGAAGTTTATGAAAAGATCATTAGAGTCATGGCAAAGCACATGGGCAAACGAACTGTTGAAAAAATGTTTAAAGTTAACATACGCGAAGAAGTTAAAGAGCTTGATGAAGCTGGTCCTCGTCACACAATGACTACAATGAACAAACGCTTTGGTGGTACCGTGGACTCCAAGAAGTTTGATGCCTATAAAAAACATATGAAAAAACATAGCTTGGATGAACCAACAGTACGTATGGCACATCAAAAACCTGATCATCCAGAATCAAAGTCTATGATGAAAAACCCCAAATATGTTCAGGCCCTATCACTCTATAAAGATGCCCAAAAGAATGAGTCGACAGACTTATCAAAGCTCCGGTCCATGATAGAAAAGAATGGAAAGAATGAACAATCGGCCGACAAGCTCTATAACTATTGGAATAAGGCCTATGATGATGTTTCTGATCCTGAAGGTAAAGATCCATCAAAGTTAAAGAAGCGTAGGAGTTTTATGAAAAAGGCTGCTGCACAACACAATGTAAAAATGGGGTGGAAAAAACCTACTGGTGTGAAAAAAGATGCCAGTGGTGCCTCTAAATCTGCTGCCGCCTTGGCCAAGCATCTTGCTAAAAAAGATATGCAACAATGAAAAGTTTGGTAACATATTCTGTTGAAATGGATACACAAGAGGTTAATGAAGCCGTAGACTTTATGACCGAAAAGGATATTGTATTTACAGAGAACGTCTTCAGGCCTGGATCCGAGAAATACTTTTTATTCTTTAATGAAGCAAGACGTCTTATGAATATGGATATGTTACAGGTAGAAGGTATCAATAAAGAAATCCTTGATACCGATATCGGAAAATTTGATATGTATGAAAATGTAAGGGTACCACTTGATTGCCCCATGCCCTATCTTGGTGAAGAAAATATTGAAGAAGAAGAAAAGCAGGAAATTGGAAAACCCAAGAGAGGTGGATCAAAGAAGTTTTATGTCTATGTAAAGAATGGTGATAGAGTAAAGAAAATTTCATTTGGTGATAAGGGCGGAGCTTCGGATGGATCTACTCTAAAGACTAAGATTAATGATCCTGAAGCTCGTAAATCATTTGCCGCAAGACATCAATGCTCTTCGCAGACAGATAGAACATCAGCGGCCTATTGGTCCTGCCGTCTACCCCGTTATGCCAAGTCACTAGGAATGCAGGTAAATAATCCAGGAGCCTTTTGGTGAGTATTGGAAAACCATATGCTGATATAATCTTTAGTGATAAGAAGATTAGGACGTTTGATATGACATCAAATCAGGATGAATATGAATGGCATCGTGATAAGACAGACCGAAATATAAAGGTATTGGAGGGGGATAATTGGTTATTACAATTTGACAATAGAATGCCAATGCCACTTGAAATTAACGACGAGGTTTTTATACCGCGTGGTGTTTTTCATAGAGTTTACAAGGGTACCACACCACTTAAAATAGAAATAAGAGAGTAACGATTATGGAAATGGATGAAAGATTAACACGCATTGAAAATAAGCTTGACAAGATGGCTGATGTATTGATTACTCTCGCTAGATTTGAAGAGAAGATGGATGCTTATAATGAGTATCGTGAACGCTCATGGGAACGTATGAATAAGTTCTCCGAGAAGTTAGACAATATAGATAAAAAAGTGGACGATAATTGGCGCACTGTACATACTATAAATAAACTATTCTGGGTAGCTATTGTTGCTATTGTAGGATCAATCGCAGCTCAACTTTGGATGTAAGGAGATACACATGAGCGAAGTAATGTCGAAGTTGATGGCAGCGTATGCACAAGTCAACGAAAGTAAGTTTTTAATTCCGGAAGAGATTCCAACACAGGAGCGCACAGCATTTATGGGAGCCGCGGCTGCAGCTCACAAAGCTGGCCAGTCACATTTTAACTTTGGTGGTAAGAAGCATAAGGTGACAATGCAGCCATCTACGGCTAAGGCCATTGCTGATCAAAAAGAATCGGTTGATTTGGATAAAACCAATGCAGACAAAGCTGTGGCTCATGATTGTGCTACTCATGTAAAACATGAGTCCTGGGGATACGGTGAATGTATTGCAGGTGAACATACTATCATAGAAACATCTGAAGGTCAGGGATATGTATCACATTATGATGTAATGTTTGAGCATGGCGTAGAACAAAACGTTGATGTAAAAGATTTGACTGTACTTCAGGAAATGAGTCATTCTCATTCCAAGAAGAAAAAAGAGGATGTAGATATTGAAATGAACCCTAAAAAAGATAAAAAGGGTGATAAGAATACGGATACTGTTGCACAGCCGGCCGCTGAATCTCGTTGGCCCATCTATGCCCGTATTCAGGAGAAGTACGCCGATCGCGCCAAGCATTATGCCAAGTCAGCTCCGCCCGAAGGTTGGGATGAAAAGGAAAAGAATAATAAGGGCGCCATGGACATGCGAAAAGACATGAAAGCTGATTCACCCGATGAATCACCCTATAAAGAAAAAGATGGGCATGATGATGCGTCTAAGGCTGGACGTGTTGGTCCCAAAGCAAAGGGTCGCCCTAATGATAATAAACAAGGTGATAAGAAAGTTATAAACCCTGTTTCTGGAGTCGTAACAAAAGAAAAATAGGAGAATATTATGGCCATAAAACCACCAGGATGGTGTTCCGATGCAGTGCCCGGCAAGAATGGATGGACAGATCCCCATACGGGAGAAGTCTATGCATCGGCTAGGTTTACTCAGGCTCAGATTGATGAGTATATGGGGTTTGATGTAGCCTTTCAACAGGAAGCATCAGCCGCAGCTGTTCAACAGGAAATAATGGATTATAATACAGAAGGTAAAATTCAGGCAGCTATGATTGATATGGGGATGACTGATGATACCATGTCTGATGATAGAATTAGTGATTTTAATAATGATGGAACAATTGATGTGCTTGAGTCAATGACCAAAAAAGAACTTGAAGACCTTGGGCGCGAGAATGGTGTTGAATTGGATCGTCGCAAGAATAAAAAGAGTTTAGTAGAAACAATGAGAAATATTTTGTCTAAATAAAGTAAACACTTTATTGGATGTAAAATGAAAATCTTTGAAACACTAGACGATAAAAATATAATATTATATGCAGCTAAGCATTATTATAAACCAAATATAATTGATGCCGAAGAGTTTTATGATGATCTTAAACGATTTATGTATATAAAGAGATTATTTAATCGTTATTCTAAATCAGGTGATATATCTGAAAGATTAATATTGAATCATCTTATTGTCATATTTAATGTATTTGATGTGGTGCCAAGTCTAAGAATGCTTGAGCACCACATTGAGGTAAAATACTGGAACTCTCTAAAACCATTTTTAATATTTTTGAAATATATTAAGAATGATCAATATACAAATATACCTATGGATACACATGTGGTCGATAAGTTAAGGAAAATATAATGGGAATTATAAAAAGGGCTGGTGATCTAATCTATACATTTAGATTTCTTAGACTTCTGACCACAAAGTTTGAAGATACCAAGGCCTATGAACTTGGTATCATTGATGCGGATGGAAAACGTCTTAAATCCTATAATACTGATAGTGTATCGTCTAGAGATGATTTATCTAATTATTACACTCCTTTTCATAGGCTGGTGTTTAACATAAAAAAGATTATGGCAAAGGCTCCTGGTGGTGGAAGTCGATTGGCAAGCTATGCGGCAGCTCTATATCTTTTAAAGGAAAAATTTTCCATATCAGATAAAGCAATTAAGGATGCTCTCTCAGAGTATGATATAGATCCCCTAGACTTTATAAATGAGTCGACCCAATGGTTTGTCTTAGAAGATAAGAAATTGTCACCTGGTGTCTATAAAATACATTCTTCTAAACTCAACATCACTAAATTGGATGAAATGGCACTGCCCCGTGATAATGTAAAGGTCCATGGTGATTGTTATCCTGTCGGAGAAATGTTTGGTTTGGATATCTATGAGGTGACTCATGTCAAGACACAGCAACCTGTATACGTAGCAGTGGGAGAATTAACACGATGAAGATTAAAAAAGAAGATGCTATGACTACTGCTGATGCCGGCATACCACAAGATACTAAGGATATGGGGCCAAAAGTAAAGGCCATAAATATGACAGACCGCAGACGGAGAAAGGATAAGCTTCCTGTTTTGTTAAAGCGTTTTAGGAAGTATATGGAAGAGTATAATGGTGCATCAGAGTCACTAAACGAAAATGCTCTTAAGGCATTAAGAGTTGCTACTGCTGCGCATAAAGGGCAAACTAGGAAAAGTGGTGGGGAGTATATCGACCACCCTAAAGAAGTTGCTAGGTTCGTAAAGAAATTTAAAAAGTCTAATAATCTTTCCGCATTGATCCAAGCAGCGTATTTACACGATACATTGGAAGATACTGATACCACTTACGAAGACTTGGTTAAACAGTTTGGTGCATTGGTTGCAGATATGGTCCAAGCACTAACTACAGATAAAGCAGCTTCAGATGCTATCGGCAAAGGCGAATATATTGCTGGTAAAATGGCTAAGATGTCTAGCTGGGCATTGGTAGTTAAACTAGCAGATCGTCTTGCTAACGTACAAGATATTGATACAAGACCTGCTGAATTCCAAAAAAGATATGCTGACCAAACAAGGGTTGCATTAGCTCGCCTTAGAAAAGATAGATATTTAAGCAAGACTCATAACAAGATTATGACTGCTATTGAGAAAAAGATTAAGGAATATTAAATAATGGCAAAGCTATACCTATTTTTATTTCTTGTATCTCTTTTGAGTGGAGTAGGATATGGCGGATATAATTATTATCTGTGGTCCGAAGAAACCATTGGCACTTTACGAGAAAATAATGTAAAATTAAAGACAGCGGCCGAAACTCTCCAGGCAACTGTAGAGAAGATGGCTGCCGATCAAAAGAAGAACGAGCAACTTAATAATGATTTAACTAAGAGATTGCAGCAGTCACAACAACACCTTGACAAGCTTAGAGGTGTATTCGCTAAGATCGATTTGACTATGGAGGCATTGACAAATGCACAAGGACTTGAAGACCGAGTTAACAACGCCGTTAACAAACTTATTGGGCGGATCCAAGACGAAACTACTCCTCCTTCTGATAAGCCCGATGCTACTGACAGCGTGTCTGGGAAGAACTCCGGAGGCTGAAGTAGTAGTAACTACTGAGTATCAAGAACAAAATATCCCTATCCAGGAACGACCCAAAGCAGTTGATTTTCCCCCTGTTGATTGGTTCGTTATCACCGAAGAGAATCTAGAAGAGAAGCTGGCTGAGATTGATACTAAGACTGGCAATGTAGTATTGTTTACTATTACCCCAAAGGGATATGAAAATCTAGCTATCGGTATTGCTGATCTAAGACGCTATGTAAAGGATCAACAGGCCATTATTGCGTACTATGAGGAGGCTCTAGCAGACGAGCCCGAACCATTACCAGAACCTACCGACTAAAAAATAAAAAATATATTTTTTTAGAAAGCGTTGTTTTAGCGCGTTTCAAGGTTTGTAATATACTATATAATACTCTATAACAAATAAAAGAACAACAGATCTATGCCATCGGGCATAGGTGTTACACATATATTCTAAAAAGAGGTACGCGATGCTAAAACCAGTTCCAACTAATCGGGAGCGGGACACAAGAGATTTGATGTCCCAAACTAAATTCTATGAAGGTTATGCTAGATGGGATGATGATAAAAACCGATATGAGATGTGGGACGAATCAGTATCACGCGTAATGGATATGCATCG